CCGGAACTTCTCGCGCGTCAGCCTTCTCAATCTTCCGCAACACATCTCACTCGCCCCACAGCTGGCTTGCGGCCAGACTCTGTAGCCCAGCCATCCAACTTATCACAAGCCAGGTCAGAAGATAGTCCATTGGCCAGAATATGCCGAACAGCCTCACGGGAAAAATCACCAGCACGGCCACCGCTATCCAATGCCCTAGACAGTAGCAACAGTCGAATAGTCCAGTAATAAAATCACTACGTTGCCATAACGATTTCCTTTGCTTTTCCAACAACTGCGTGTGGGTAATGAAAAACGATATTGACGCCACGATCATTGAGAGTAAAATTGCTTTAATAATCATTTTGTTTTTCTCGGTTTGTTTTCTCCTCTGACATATCTCAATATTTGGTTTCTTCATGGAAGCCAGCAAAACCGCCGAACACTATGCCGGCGCCGGCTGTCGCAGTGGCGCGCACTTCCAAGTCTGTCCTTGCCGCTAACACCCAGGGCATGGCCATACGCACATAAAAATGCGAATCCTTTACCGTAATATCGCGATGAAGCTCCCAAACACCACCATACACTCGCGTATAAAACAGGATGTGCGAGACCTTTGCCGCCAACTCTCCGCCCTGACGTGCGAGCATTATGAATCGGTAGCCATCAGGTACTGTACACATTGCCATATGCCCTCGGTTTTCTCCTATCGGAATATAACCAAGCGTATTGTCATTTGCATTATTATTGACGCTTATATTCCCTGCGTTCTTAGCTCCCGTACCAGCCGTTACGACAGATACCTCACAAACTCGCAAGAAAGATTGTATCGTTGTCATTGGACCAGGATTCTCCAGTGTGACTGTCTCGGTAATGATTCTGTAATTCGCATTCAAACCATAAATCAGAACAGTCCATGCTCCCGTGCTTGCAGGCTCGTCTATGGCCGGGGCAGAGCTTGAGACTTTCAATCGCTCCGCCGTTGTCAAGTAAACATATAGCGAGCTAAGACCCCAAATCGTCTCCTCTGTGGCCCCGCAATCCACATTGTGTCCAAAGCGTCGCACAGCCACACGGCCAGGCACTATGCCCTTCGCAATATCTATCTCGTATCTAGGAAGGGAGAGACCTGGAAGCCCTCGCAGTATCCTCTTCCTTACGCTGTCACTCATTTTTATTTTCTCCTATTTCATTTCTTCCCTCGTCTCGCTCGGCGCTTTTTTTCTCGTTCTTCAATATTTATTTGCTTCCAGTCCTTTGCCTCGCTCAGGGCACGGGCGATTCTCGCTTTTTCTTTTTCTGTCATAATTTTGCCTCCTCCAAAAATACATTGAGGACTCGGTTGGGTGCGGCCGTTGAGCCTGGGATCGGACTCGGAATTAGCTCCTCCTCCATTGCGGTTATTTTGAATTTATGAGTATTTAATATCACCTCTTTCTCCCAATCCATTGATGAGAAATCCTTTATATCCAGTTCCAATGTCTTTGACCGACCTCCCTTCAGATGAAGCCGGATGCTATTTTTGCCTTGAGAAAATTTCTTCATTGTTTCTGCATCCGTTGTCCAGCTCGAAATAGCTGTATCAATTTCGGCAATACTCCCTTTCTTATATGATTTGAATGCTTTGTAGATGTCGTCCGGAACTTCACCAATTCCCCGATATAATATCTTTTCTGAGACACCGTCCTTATATTTCATAAATAGCTTCTCCATCGTTTCGGCATCTGTTTTTAATTGGGTCCCAAATTTTGCCGCTAAATTTTCCCTCTCAATTTCTCCTGCTCTTAAATACTTCCTGGTCATAAGATAGTTGTCGCTTGACCATCCCTGGAGGATCTCTATTTCATTGTCGGTGACATTATTATAAAAATTCCTCATTTCCGGTTTCTCCCCGGTTGCCGCGATCCATGTCCCTTCGCAGTTCGGATGCTCAGGCAAGACCCCCTCGGATTCCTTTATGGAGTATATCTTCCCATTATATTCTGCGCAGATATCACAGCATTCGGGATCCTCCACTCGTTCCAGGTTCCCTATGCCCATCTGGTCATATCCTTGCCGTTGCCCTTCTGTCAGGCCGAATGCAGTCTCGGTCCGGGCTATGGTTTGAGTCCGGCGACGGTGAAGGCGCCCTGCATAGGTTTCAGCCTTTGCGGCTGCCTTGCCTGCACTTACGCCCTCTACTAAGAGGCTTGTGTGATAATTGCTGACTGCTCCTGCGTACTGGGAGTGGAGTCCCACGGTTGGCCGTAGCTCCCGAGCTATGGTCGGCATAGATTTTCCTGCGTTGATTCCCGTGGTTATTGTATCCCGGATCGCCAGCATTGTATCCTCGGTTATCTCCACGACGAGCTCCGCACTATGCGCCGTGGTCCAGGTTACGGCCTCGATGCCAATCGGATCGAAGCGCTCCTGCTTCTGGAGCTTCAGCCCCATAACGGAGTTCCCTCCTGCCCCAAGCACATCGTAGAATGCCGGAGTCAGGATCTTCTCTCCCTCCTCTCTTATCGCATCCCAGTTCACTATGCTCTTGGCCTTCTGCGTGGCGGTCTTTCCTCTCATCCTGGGAATCCCGGCCTTCAGCTTCTTGGTCATGTAGTCCATGCGTATTATAAGTTTGTTATTCCTTGCCTTGTATAGCAGGATATCTATTGCTATCTGCTGTATCTCATCGGGACTCGCTGGGATTGGATTGTGGTATCTCAATTCCCTCTCCCCCTCCTTCCTCCATGCGGGATTACGAACGGTGGCCTAGTTATCGTAGAGCCCTGTCCCTTATTCTTGGCCGCCTCCCTCTGTTCATCAATCTCCTCCTGGGTCACTTCCTGCATAAATGCGACATTGCATTCCCTGAGTAGCGGAATGATCATGTTCAGGCCCTCCTGCCTTTTCACCATGAGAATCTGGTTGTGGAATATCTCATCCCACTGCTTCTCGCTCTCGTCCTTTATTTCGCCGTCGACGATGAGGTTTATCGGCGGTTCTTTAAGGCAAATTAAAATTGGCATTATGCCTCCTTTTTGGGCAGTTTCAAATCATGCCGAGGATCGCCTCTATTTCCCGCCACAGCAATGCGCCACTCGCGGAATTATGAATCTTTCCATCATATCTCCTCTTACGAGCTGTTGTATTGGTAAAATCTTGCAGCCAAATATTTTCCAAAAACATCGATGAACTCATCATCTGGCCGTAGCTTGCCAGCAAGCAGTTCGGTAATATAATTCGCACCCCAACCCCTGCCCGAAAAAGAATTTAGATTTGCGACCAGTGCTGCATCTGAATAGCCAGATTTCCTCTTGGCCAGCCTCATCTGGTCGATAATATAAGGCATGTTTTGATAAGTCGGTGCCATTTTAAACCTCCTTTTTAGCTATTTTAAGTATCTGGGCGGCCAGTCCGGGCTTGCCCTTTAGTACCATCTTCACGGCCTCGATCACGGTCGCCTGCTTCTCCATGGGCTCCTCGCCGATTGGCAGGTACGTCGATGAGACAAAGTACTGGTTGCCCTCCGGATAGGTCTTCTTGCCCTGGCTGGTGAGAATCTGATTCGATGTGAGTGCGCCCAGGCCGAAATATATCAGGTCTCGCTGCGCCTCAGCATCCAAGTCGCGCAGATCGAGCTCGTTCAGTTCGAATATATAGTCCTCGCATTTGAGCCCCTCGACGATAAGCTTCCGGGTGACCAGCCGTTCTATATCTTTCTCAAGTGGCTTCACAACGCTTGACACATAGATCTTCGTGCTCTCTCCAGCCGTGGTGCCTCCTAGGCTACCTTCCTCCGCTATCCCGATGCGATAAGGAGGCATCTTGTACTCGACAAGCACCTCATCGCGAAGGCTCTTGTAATAAACAGCGAAAGAACCTTCCTTCACCTCGATGCCCAGCTTTATATATTCGAATGTGCTTTCGCGTCCTGGATGGATGCACATGGTCTTGTGCGCATTCTCGGTGCCTTTTATCTCGACATCCAAGAAGTCCGATATCTTCTTGGCACTCGCCTTGTCCCACTTTCCTTTGAGAATTATGAGAGCGGCCGGTATGCCATAGTTCTCGAAGAAGGCCAAGTTGTAGTCGCGCACTCCGATGAGTCCCAAAACGCTCCCGACCGAACTCAGAATGTTTGGCGCTCCGTAATAGTCGCTCTGCGGATAGTAGTTCCGGTAATAGATTAGCTCATTAGCACGCTTCTCTCCCTCGGCTGCCTCTTTCTTTCCTGTCTCTAAATTTATATCTTCCTCCAAACCGAATCGCTTGAACCAAACCTTCTTGTCCTCTCGGACCTGGCAGTATTTGTTAAAATCCTTATGCACCCGGATGGTCTGCGCCGGTACGTGCCACATGCCATTGATCAAATCTTTGTTCTTTCCAACCTTATTGCGCGAGACCTCCCAACCCCACCAGCCGATGCAACCCCAGTCTATCAACCCCCGCTCGAGCGTCTGCTCGAATGTCTCGTCCCGGTCGCCACCGGAGTTCTCTATAAAATTTAGAATTCTTTCCTTCTCCTGATTGTTCTCTTTCTTGCCTTCGCGGAGCTCGAGCCGCCAGCCCTGGCCAACCACATCCTTGGCTATCTGCTTCACACAGGCGTCGAAGTAGCCACAGTTGTCCTTCAACCTGAGAAGACTGCTTGCTTCGAACGGCAACGCCACAAGATCATTCTGCTCAAGCCATAGTTGCTCCTCCCTGATTTGTTTGCTTTTAGCCTTATCTTCTTTTTTTTCTGTTGCTTTTAATATCGAGAAAGGATACAGGCCTTTCGTGGTCTGCACGTAGACCGCGGTGGTGACCCAGCTCTCATCATAATCCCCTTCTGCAATTTTAGGCTTTTCTATCGCTGGCATCTCTGCCTCCTTTCAGCCGGCTTACAATACCCAGCTTTCATCATATCTTGGCTCCTCTTCTACGGGCTTCTTCTTCTTTCCCCGCTCGGACAATCTGCCAAATGGCTTGGGTGATGGCTCTCGCTTCTCTTCTGTTGGCTTCTCCTCTCGTCCATCTTCCTTCGCCTCCTCTTCTTTCATCCCCAAATGATAAATCCATCCGGGCCCTACATCCTCTCGCTCCGCCATGCCCACGCATCCCATGGCAACAACGTTCGCACAATCATCATGGCCCCCGGGAAGGAAGTTATCTATAACGTCTTTGCCCTGGCTTCTTGTCTTTCTTTGCAGAGACCCGAGCTGAGATTCGAGCCTCGCATTATCCAAAAGCTCGATCCTGTCATTATTCAAAAGTGGCAGGAAATTCAGATAGAACTCACTCTTCGTCTTTTTTGCAGATACAACATCCATACCGAATTCTCTAAATGCTGATGTTACCCATTCCCCAGCGTACCTATCGCTACCGACCTCATAGATTCCATACTTCTTGAAGAGCTTGCTATATTCCTCAACAATATTCTCCGGCTTGAATGGAGGTCTAGCTTCCCTTAAGGCATCAACCACAATTTTCTTATCATCTTCATGCACAATACTCATTGTGAATGAATCCGATCGCCCCCCGCTTGGGTCAATAGACCCTATATATTCAAAATCTTTGACCGGCCGAAGCTCGAATCTTTTCTGAACGATTGCTTCTGCTATCACTTCAGGCGGAATATAAGGCGACACATCCCGGCGCCACCCCCCCCCATATTCTGCCTCAGCCCCCTCGGGATCGTCCTTATAAGCTTGTTCAATAGCTTTTTTTGAGAAGGTCGGATTCATGGTCAATGTACTTGCTTTCCAGCAGAGGATAGATCCTCTTTCTCCATAATATTTCTTGAACTTCGCCGCCATGATTCCTTGGGCTATGTAAGGTGACGAGATAGAGACAAGGATGCTCTCTGGAATAGTGCCCATCGATGGCATCAAACCGCGGATAACTTCAATATCTTGGATGGCCGATTCAGCTTGCCATCTCCAAAAACAGACTTCTTCCAGAATCGCACATACAACCGTCTTCCCCCGAATCCCTCGATAAGAACAGGCCTGGCAACTGATAACAACCCCATTCTTAAGCTCGATCTCCCAAGTCTTATCGCTCTCGATTAGATTCGCCAGCGACCTATTCGACCGCAGAATCCCCAAGATATAGTCTTTTATGGTTCTCGCCTGAAACTTAGTTACGCTTATCACAAATACATAAGGTCGCTCTCCGGGACTTAGATACTCGCTCCAATCCTTGAAGCATGCGAGATAAACTGCGAGGAGAGAGGATATAAAGCTTTTTCCCCCTCTCCTGGACACCAAAACCCATGCCTCTTTTATTTTGCCTCTATATGGCGATTTCAAGCCCGTACAAGCATAGAATAGTTTCCTCTCGGGTTTCTGCATCCGGATATTGAACATTCCTTTGAGAAAAACCTCCCAGGCATACCAAGTCTTTAGATCTTTGAAAAGCAATCTGAAAACATGTTTGCTTTCTATCGCCTGAATGATGTTCATCTCTTTTTTCTCTCATTTTCTTTATCAACTTCTTCAGCGAGCTTAGGTGGAGAAAGGATCCCTTCGGACGTTTTTTTCTTGAGACCCAAAGCTTGAAGGTCCAATCTGACTGAATTGTTATATGCTAGGTAACAGTCTTTCAGACAGGGAGCCAGCTCATTGCCTTCCATGACAGAATTCTCTCTTATGTATTCTTCCATGCAACGAACCACGCCCAGTTTTGTAATAAGCCGATCGATCAGGATTATCTCAGCGGCGGATAAATTCTCTTCCCCTTTACCATCTCCCAGATCCTTAACCAATCCTTCTCTAGCTGCGGTCAGGTAGCTTTCTATATAACTCCTGCTTGATGGCAGCTGACTGAGCCTTAAAAATGTATAGCCCCCGTGCTTCCTTCTCTTGCCAGGATGCAATTTGACATTTAATTTCGATTCTTTTCTGCTCATTTTAGACAATATTGATGGGACAGCTGAGTCCAAAAATAGCCAGAATAACGCATAGAATGGGATAAATCGTCCCTATGTAAGACGAAATGGGATAAATTCTCGCATAATAAAAAATAATATCCCGTTTCGTTGTCATATTTCTAACTACTTCATATTAAACAATTTAGCCAAATAATTAGTTTACATAATATCCTATATGCGACACAGTCCCCCAGGGGTAGGATTAATTAGAGCATTTGGTTCGTTGCCGCAGATTCTCATCTCAGACACTACTTCCTCCTCTCTCTATCTAAATTCTTAACATTCTCTTTGGTCTTTAAATATTGATATTTATTTTGATTTATATTTCTTATTAATCTTATCTTCTAGCCTATCCATCCTCTTCTCAATTTGGTCTATGGCTTCTTCCAATTTTGCTAGCCTCTCGCCGTAGGGGTTATTCTTCCATGTACTTTTCCCTTTAATGATTTTCAGGGCCATGAACAGCGCTTGGGCCAGCATAAAGACGCTAAGCACTATGAGCCATGCTATCTTTCCTTCCATGTTTATCTCCTCTTCAAATTATCTCCAATTGCCTCGGTCGATTTCGCCAGTATGTCGCCCGCCTCTTAGCTATCTCCAAGTATTCATCCTCTTTCTCTATGCCGACACATTTACGCCCTATGTTATGAGCAACTATGCCAGTTGTGCCAGAACCCATGAATGGGTCAAGGATAATCTGCCCTTCGCGAGTTACGAGCTTAATCAGCCATTCGAAAAGCTTTATGGGTTTGACCGTGGGATGATGATTAGTCATTTCTTTCTTTGTTCCTTTAGCTTGAAATGAACCTGGATTCTGATGTCCTGATGACCAATGAACAGGCTTCTCCTCCATCCCTTCCAGCCCAGCATTCCTCTCTCCCCTCGACGCCTTTGCACAATAGAAGAAACGGGAAGCTCCGCCATTGTCATCATGACTATTCCATGCAGTTCTGTTATATTTTCCATATGCATTAACTCCCGTCCTACTCGGTACATCTGCAGATACATTACCACCTGCCTTTCTATCCCCACTCTGCTCATCCAGCAACCTCACGGCACAATCAGGATGGCAGTCCCAAGATTCGACTGTTTCGAAGCCGTCTGAATTAAGATAAGAAATAGCCGTACTTTCAACCTTAAACATTGACTTCTCTTTGGGTGTATTTCCACTTGATTTTCCACTGCCATTTACTGGCTTCACCCTCTTCATCCCCACCTGCACACATTCAGGATGATGGGAAAGGATTATG